AAGCGCTCTGCCTCGTAGGCTTCCCATGCTTTGATATCACCGCGTGCGATATGCCAGGTTATTTCACCGTTACCGTCTTGGTCTCTGGCACTCCCGCCATACTTTGCACCTGGGAATGTGAATTCCGCTACCATGGTTATCCGTGGCCAGCCGCCTTGAAAGTCAGTAAAGGTTAGGTCTGGCCTTTTGGTTTTTACTGACTCCTTGAATGCCTGGAAGGCTGATTCTCTATCGGCCTTCTCTTTGTCATGGCCATCCTTGCAGCTTTGGTTGCAATAAACTGCTTGCCCGACGACCACGACCCTATCTAGTGGTGTGTTTTCATCTTCGTCGCGCCCGTCGTCATCCATCACTTGGTGCCCGCAGTGGCTGCACTCGAACCACCATCCGGCCTCGAGTAGAGCCATTGGAGGCACTTTCCCCAGCTCTGCATATTGGTCGAATTGAGGGGCTCTGGTGCACTCTACATACTCAAAATCCAAGCCAAGTTCACAGGCGCCTTCTCGTCGAGCGGCTAGGCCGTGGTGATGAAATACGATGCAGCAGTGTCCTTCTGAGTCTTCCAGCACCTGCCAGGCTACGTTTTTCTTAGTCATACTTCCCCCTACAGTTCAAGCTGCTTATTGAGCTCGCGGTCTTCGAGAATATCTTCGATCCGCCGGCGAACCTGGCCGCGTTTCAGTTGAGCTTGCTGGACTTCAGCGGACTGTCGCATGTCGCCCAGAACGTGGCTGCTATTGAAGCCGCCAACCCGGCGACCAAAAGCTTCATCAAGTGGTGACATCGGATTACTCCTTGCACATCATCCTGTGCATGCGTCGAGCCACTTCAACAGCTGTGGCTCTGTCAGTGATTACCCGGCGCCCTGGTGCTATCCAGTCGCCGGTGCTAGTGGCGCATATAACAGCCTTGCCGAAATGGATACTTCCATCCGGCAGTGGCTGCGGCTTTGTCTTTTGATGTTGCATGGAAATCCTCAGTAAATCATCTTAAGGGCGCCAGTCTCTTCCCTGGCTGCCGCGGTGATTACCGCCTTTGCTGTCTGTTCATCGAGGCCAATTGCTTTGAGTTTGCTCAGCACATCGTTGTTAACAGCCTTGCGGTGAGCTACGTTTTCAGCCTTGATCCGCGCTTCTTCAGCGGTTCTGCGCTGCTCGTCTACAATTCGTTGCCGCTCAGCTGCGGCAGCGGCTTCTTCACGTTGACGAGCCTGCTCAGCGGCATAAGCCTCCCGCTGTTTGGCTTCTTCTGCTTCACGCTCTGCCTGCTCAATCCTGGCCTGTGCTTCTGCTTCAGCCTTTTGCTTCGCCTCTGCTGCGGCGCGTTCAGCAGCTTCTTTGATTTCGCGTTGGCGCTGTGCCTCTGCCTCAGTACGTGCGCGTTCTTCGTCTCGCTTGCGCTGTTCTTCCCGAAGGCGTTCAAGCTCAAGGCGCTCTGATTCGGCTTTTTCTTCTGCTATGCGGCGATTAACAGAATCAGCGTGGCAAGCAGTAAGAACTTCAATAGCCGTTGATTGCGCGGCAATCGCATCACCAAGCAGTCGGCCAAATCCTTCTTTGCTAATGTCCATGCACTCAACTTCTTCGATGCGTTCTGCAATCGCTTCTGGACTCATATCAACAGCCCATGCGCGTGAGTTGTTTAGCTCAAAAATTACCTGTTTCCGCTCCTCAAGGATTAGCTTCCTTTTTGTATCAACTTCCTGATAAGCGTCTTTGTGTGGTCCCTCAACCTCTTCGATAGCCTCTTTGATCTCCTTTGCTTGAGAATCAATCAGGCGTCCATAGTTTAGGTATGGTTCTTTCTTCTCCTTGCGAACAGCCTCAAGATTGGCCCTAATGCTTCGGCAAGTAAGTGCCGCATTCTTTGAAAATTCGTAACCGTCTTTAGTTGAGCAATCAGGTACTACTGTGCCAAACTCATCGCGTAGTTTTGCCAGTTCGGCCTTGATTTCGCTGTACTCTACAACGATGCCAGCGTCTAAGTTTTTTTTGATCTCTTCAACGATGTTAAGCATGACTTACCTCTTTGCAGTTAATTCTTCGCGGCGTGCGTTTGCGGCAGACTCCATTTTCTTGATGTATGGGTCTGGATTGATATTCAGAGCTCGGCATTCACGGTTAACCTCGCCCATATGCCCGGTAAATTGAGCTTTTATTGATTGAGGCAGTGTGTTGTATTTGTAAGCTTCACAATATCCACTAACCTTGTCTTTCAGCGCTTCAATACGACCAGCTTTTTCACTTTCAAACTTGATGGCATCTTCTTCTGCCTTCATAGCCAAATAGTGCTGATCATCAAGCAAGCCAAGATAAATCTCAGCACCAAAACCAAGCATTGAAAGCGACTTTTTGATGGCGTCTGCAAGTGACTTTTTGTAATACTCTTCATCGAACTTTGGGCCATACTTTGTGCGCATAACCTTTGGGGTGTGACCAGCCTGAACAGGCATTTCGTAGCGCTCACCATCTAGCACATACCAGCATCGGATTATCAGTGTATGCAGAACTGATCGTATTTCTCGTTGATCAATCTTCTGTCCGTCTTTACCTATAATTGTCTCAGCTTGAATAATGACGTCTCCATCATCATTTTTTTCTTCTACAACCTCATATCCCCAACCCTTACCTATGGGACCAAACTGCCTGGTTGCCATCAAAAGCGCGGCCTGTAGCGAATAGGTGGTTATTTCCTGTCCGTTAAGCTTTGCACGTTTTGTGTACTCTTGGGGAATAGATGAGTTTGCATCCCATATCGCCATGTTGCTCATTGATACAGCTCCTTTAATTACACTGTCTGAATACAGAATCAGGCTCTGGCAAAGGTTCCGGCGCAACTTCAGTGCACTTGATTGCGCGCTTGAAGTCGGTGCGGACGTAACCCTCAGACTCCAGGTTGGCTATGGCCATCAACTCGGCTTTTACTCGAGTATCAGCTTCAACTATGTAGCTGATAGAGACCAGACCACGAGCTTTTCTTGCCGCGGCCATGGGCTCAAATGTCAGTTTGAATTGCATGATGTGCGCTCCAGTTCTTTCAGTAGTGCGTCAGCAGCAGAGACAGCATCTGCGCATAATTCAGGTATTGAACAATCTGTATCCATGGTGCAAGTCAGTAAACCCTGCAAAGCCATAGCCGCAAAATGCTCGCGTTTGGTTAGGCCTTCGTATGTTTCAGTTCCTAACTCTGGCTTTGCAGGGTCAATCCAAAATTCACCATCTACTGGCATTGCTGGCATGTCTGAGTTTTTCATCAAAAACCTCCTTCGCGTTCTGCGCGCACCAGGTCGGGGGCTATCAGACTTGCAACACGGTCAATCTCGACCTGGACCAACGCTTTGAACTCGCGCGCATCATCAATCGTGAAAACCTTGGCCAGGGCCTCAAGCGCTTTGGGCTCAGGCAGCACTGTTTCCAGTACTGTCTCAATGTCGTGACCTTCAACTTCACCGCCGTTCGCAATGGTCCGCGCTATCCACTCGGCCTTTGCGTCAATAGCCTCTTGTTCCAGAGAATCGTTTGCAGAGGCGCTGGCCAGCATGTCAGTCAGATAATCACTGGCGGCATTTGCATCGACTAACATGTCGCTACCTCCTGAAATTGAATTTCCGGCCTATCAGCGCTCATCATCCGTCGCTGCATGTACGCTTGGCGCCGGTCAACTCGTGTAAGTTCGAAACCAGCTTCAATCCGCTGCTGGCGCATGACCTTGACATGACCGAGATAGTTAATCCGCAGCGTTGCGATCCGCTCGCCTTTGTGAGCGATGGATCCAGTGAAGTCGCAGAACGTGCGCTGGAATGCGCGGCTTGGGTTGCCGATGAGATAATGAGTCTCCAATGAGCTCATGCAGTTTTTCACTGCTGCGTAATCCATCAGCGCGCCAGGTGGGCAGCTGAGGATCGCTATTTTCAGCGCGTGCAGCAGGCGTTTTTCGGGTATTGTAAATCGAGCGTCCATTGTGCTCTCCTGTGTTGTCTGATGGGTTTGAAAAGAGAAGGGCGCTGCTCTGTCGCCACTGGCGCAGCTACCAGTGCTATGCGGAGTCTTGGCTTGCACATTCACCGTGGTCAGAAGTCCTCACCGATTGGTGGAACAGCTCGGTACTTCTGCGGCCTGCATGTGCCATACAGTGTGGGAGTTGCAGACCTTCCAGCCTGCGTGGATCTTGAACCTGCTTTCACAGTTTGGGCTCTAGGCGTTATCGGCATTCACGGCGCCGCCTCGTTGCTCCGCTAATGCCAGACCGTTAACCGCGTCACCCGGTAATGCGATGGTAAGTTGTTTAGCGGCTTGCGCGACTATTAAGAGATTCGCCAACTTACAGCGCTATCTGTCATCGCATTGGTGAAG